ATGAAGTTCTCACAGCATAAAGAGTGAGGCTATTGTGAGCGATCTTGCTCAATAAACCAAGTAAATAACAGGGAATACTGTGTTGCATACTTAGAACATTGATTAAAGTCTAAGCATAAAAATGAATGATTCCTAAAGAGTTGCTTTCACTTCGTTATTTTTTTGCTATGATGTGCCTCGCGCGCTCATAGCTCAGTTGGATAGAGTACAAGTTTCCGAAGCTTGGGGTCGTGGGTTCGATTCCCGCTGAGCGCACCATATCTTCTTATAAAATCAATAACTTAATACTACTTTGGCGTAATATTGGCGTAGAGGCGTAAAAGTAGCAATAAAAAAACCCCGCTAAATTTTGCGAGGTCTTCCGGTCTTAATTTTCAAATCTTCAGGTCTTTCGCTTAGCCATTTTGACACTTGAGCTAAATTCCATCGTCTGCCTTTTGCTGTTTCGGTAATGTACCTAGGTTTTGGAAATCCTTTAAGGCAAATAATAGATGCTTTGAAATAACCTTTCTCATAGCTTAGAAATTCTGCTGCCTGATCATCGGTAAGCCAGATATCCGATGGAGGCAGGGCAACAATCAAGCTGCCCATGTTTGCCATTGCTGTCATGTCACCTCCTTCAAACTTTCCTCTACCACAGCCATAGGGTTGGGTCTTGGTTTTGCCCATGTTGCAAAAGCACCATCTTCATTGCTGTAAATAGAAATCAGAAACCAGTCTCCATCTGCAATCGGTTGGTCTGGATCCCAAGCTAATAAATCACCAGTTTCGCAATATCGTTGGAATAGGTCGTAATCTTCCAACTCCAAAGATATGGTGAATGTTTCGACATTAAAGTGGCGCTCCAATTCATCCCATTTAGATTTATTTAGGTATTCAGCATCACCATAATTTTCAGACCAATATTTATTGAAGGCAGGGTGTGCCCAATAACCTTCTTCATTGCGAGTAACTTCAACAGGCTTTAATTGGTTAGTTTTTAGAATCATGCGTGCACACTCCATTCGTCACAATTAAAATTACGACATCCCATAAAGTCATAAGGATTGTCTTGCCATGTAATGCGTCCACAGCATGGACAATTAAAACGATGTTTTGGTTCCGATTTTCTGCGTTGGAGTTTCTTCACTATTTCAGGGGTTTTAAGACCTGCGCCAAACACCATTTTTCGCTTGTTAATATTTTGGTGTTCAAAAGTGCGTCGTTTTACCTTATCAGCCAATGCAAAAGGGATAATGATATAGCGACCTTCCAGATTTTTAGCTTTTTCAACCCCAATCACCGATGCATTATCAAAATCCGTCGAAGTGCTGCAGGTATCCACATTCAACCAATAAACATCATTCCCATCCCATTTACCTTTTTCAAAAGCAACATAAGTATTGTGGATGTCAGTAAATGGCTGGGTTTTGTTTGGAATGAGCTGACAATCAACTTTCCAGACTGCTAACTGATCAACATGATCAGCCGATAAAGGCATGCAATCACCATGTGACTCATCCCAATATTCTTGTGCTTGAGATAAGGTGTAAACATGAGCCTGATCCAAATCAGTATGATATCCACACCCTTCATGGCGATGCCAGACAACATTTGATCCCAAATAACCATGGGCAGAAGTCAGATAAAATCTATCATTCATGACTTTGCTCCTGTGCTTCGATCATGGCTTTATCAATTGCACCACGTTCAGACTGAGCCGATGTGTTTTCGTGATAATCCCACCCATCAATCCAATAAACCTCTGTGAACAAGTGGTGGTTTCCAACAACCTCATAATCTGCATTTTGAATATCGCGCTGAACGACTGTGCGAATAGAGTCAGCCCCTCCAAGAAGAAAGTTTAATCGCTCAGTATCTTTTGCCTGATCCTCTGGCACCAAAACAAACCCTTCAAGTTGCTCCATGATTGCATCAACAATCTTTTCCCCATCTAAGCGATGCAACTCACCAGTAATGCCGCTTGCCTCAACTTGCTGTTCAACAATCTTTTCAATTGCAACGATGACTTCGTTTTTATATAGACTCATCACTTCACCTCAGCCACTTTTGACGCTGCTTGAGCAACTTTCCACTTCACATAATTATCGTAAGCACATTGTGCTGGCCCAATTCCAAGAATCACTAAGCACAACAGAGGTATTTTTATGTCATTCCAAAATTCTTTCATAATCTTCTCCTGAGCAAACATCTGCGCAAAACCTTTAATTTTTAAGAGAATTGCGCAAATAATTGCTCGTTATTTCTTATATCGCTTGTAATCTTTAGCAAAACAAAACCCTGTTGGCCGTCTGCCAAAACCTAATAACTGTTCACCTGAAACTGGACTTAAACGCATGTGTCGAATTACACGAGTAGTGCCAGTTTCTATGTGAGTTGCGAGAATGCCTACGCGGAACATTACGCCACCTTCGCCAATCCGATTTGTCTGTGAACCTCGACATACTTACTCATCATTGAGCTATCAAGTTCATTCACAAACTGCTTGCCATATTTGAGCCACTGCAAGCTGAATAAATAAAAACGATCAATCATGTATTCATTCATTGCATAGGTTTCTTGGACCAAACCGCGTTTTCCAAAAATCTCACCACGTTTGCCATTTTTAAGTAGAAGTACGCGGTCTTTTTTGATCTTCACTTGATGACCACCACGAGCACACCATTCAATAAAAGCAGGGCATAGGTTGTGTGGTAGGCGAGTGATTACATTTTCTTGCGGTGTATTCATGCTGCCACCTTTGCCTTGATGCGCTCTTGATAAAGCTTTGCGTAATACTCTTGAGCATGCGGAATCTTGTCTTTGATCTTTTGAATCATTGCTTCATCACGCTCATATCGAACCGTTGTTAAGCGTTCACGAATATCAATCTGCTCAACAAGATCAATCAACTGCTCTCGGTCATCCCAATCATTTGTAAGCTCAACAGGGCAAGGCAATAGCCAGAAATCAACCTCAGCAACTTCACAATCGTAAAGCCACATATAGCCCTGCATCTGCCAGTCATACCCAGCTTTTTTAGCCTTCTCTTGAGCTTCATCTTGAAAGAAAGGGTGTGTGCCAATATCCCAAGTGCATTTGGTGTCAATAATCAGCTTTCGATCCAAATCAAGCACATCACACTCACCAGTGATTAATTCATTTTCAACACGCCCAATATGCTTTTTAAGTTGGCGAAATCGAACCTTGCCTGACAGATCAATGGCTACATCTTCTAAAATATTTCCTTTAGATGTGTACTGATTTCCCTTAAATGATTTAAAGGTTGTTAAATCCTCTTTAACCACCGTGCGAATTTCAGATTTTGCTGTATCAGAAAGTGATTTGTTTTTAAGCCCAGCAATAATGAGTTCCTCGTCATCAGAGCGTTTGCGCTTCTTGATAAGAGCTTCAATTTCCTGTGTTCTAAGCTCTTGGGCGATGCTTTGAGCATCACCTGTTAGTTTGTGTAGGCTTGAGCAACGGAATAGTTTCATCACTGAGCCTCCACTGCAATTCGTTGAGAATCTGTTAATTCATAGCCATTCAGAATGTATTCTTTATCAATAGCTTTGGCGTTTAACTGATCAAGCAAGGCGTTAAACTCACCATCCGAAACACTCATTTTTGTTTCAATAGCAGCAACAGATTCATTGTGGTCAATGTAATCAAAATCATTGGTTTCAACATCACGAACAATGGCTTGGTCTGCTAATTGTGCCGTCTGCATCTCAATTGAAAGCGGTGCTTGTTTCGATAAAAGAAGCTTTGTCACGGTTTTAAGAGCCATGGATTCAAAATTATCTTTCCAGACACCAGATCCATATTTGAATGATTGACTGTATCGACCAGCATGCTTCTTTACATCATCAACACTCATGTAAAGTTCAGCAGTAAAGCCATTCAGCAACTTGAAAAAAGCCACATAACCAATTGCCTCACCTTGATTTGGGATTGACCAATCAAACTCATAACCAAGCAAAGGATTGGCGGAAATCAGCTGACCTTGATAAACAGGTGTTGCAGCGATACGCGCAAACTGACCTGATCGTTGAGCCAACTGAATAAAGCCTTTGTAGCCCATTTGGAATTGAGCCTCTAAAGACTCTGACCATCTGCCTTGACCATCCTTAAACTTGCGCTTGTATGGGACAATGTACGCAAAACCAAGATTATTATTGATTGGCAAATCAAGTGTAGCCGCCATCATTGCTGCATTAATTACTGTTGCAGGCACAGCGCCTTTTAATTGTGATTGGTTCGCAACCTGCATCACCGAGGCAAGAAACCCTTGGGTTTTTTTACCAAGCACTTCTTCAAACTTTTGGCGAATTTTTGCATCTGAAACATAAGCCTTAATTGATTTTGGGTCATGTTCAGCAATTTGATTTTCCGCTTGCGCTACTGCATTCATGTCATTCACCCCTTCAATTCATTAATTTTTAATTCTTCAAAATACTCATTCAGCATGTCATTTAGGCTTTGAGCTTGTGCTTGTGTGAGTAAAAACGGCTGACCTTGAGTCGCTAAAACCTCATCAAAATCATCAACAATAGCCACGTTGTAAGGCGCGATTTCCAACTTGTCGTACTCCACATCAACTTCATTTTGTGGGTCGCTTGTGGTATTCCAAACTGTTGAACCTGTCGCGTGATTTGCTTCAACAACAGCAGTCACATAAACCTGTGGGTGCTTATCTAAAATCAAGGAGAAGTAGACTTTTTCGCCTTGAATACAAAACTCATTTGCAACCACAAGGGTTTGGAATGTCGCTGCTTCTGGAGCGTAGGTAGAGAGCATGTTCATAACTTAGCTCCTAAAATTTCCTGCTTTCTTGCTTCGCCAAGACGTTCACGTTCAGCAAGCATTGCGTCAGCGATTTCGTAAGCGCGTTTAGACAACTGCTTCTCGCTTGACCAATTGACATATTGTGATTGACCTGCCAACTCACCCTGCATAGCTGCCATAGCAAATTGATCTCTTAAATCCATCATGAGTTTTGCTCCTTTTTATGCTCAACATCAGCTGCGGAATACTCACTACCAAGAATCTCGACTGCACCCTTAATCACAAAAGATGAGTCAATAAAAAGCATGCCTTTATGCTCAAAGCACTTGAATGAGTTGAAA